ACCTTCTGTTCCACCTAGACCCGACACAACAGGAGGAAAAAATCAAGACAGAGCTAGAAATTGGGATAGAGAGTTCGGTAAAACTCATAATCCAGATGGTACACCAAAAGTCACAACAACGGCTAAGCCTTTACTCTCTGGTGTAGAAGAATCTACCGCCGAAGCCGGCCGGGGCACTGCTGCTTTAGATGATTACAGAGCAAGGCAATTAGAACAGGAAACTGGAGGCAAAGCGGCTTTTGGTGTGAAACCTATGGGTATAAAGAGTATACCAATACCTGAAACTGTAACACCGGTTCCAGCAGCACCTGTTTCAAATAGAATGAATGAAGCGGTAGATGAAAATCAAAATTTGAATTTGCAAAGTTACGATTCTGGTTCATCTGGCTCTGCTGCACCTGTTATTTCATCATCATCGAGTTCAGTTGATTTACCTGACAGGCCTATTCCTGCTACCGCAACAGTGAGAGATACGACACCGATACTTGCACATGTGATGCAGGGTTATATGTCGCCAGTATAAAAAAAGCCCGCACACGGCGGGCTTCAAACCTATCGAATTCGATAGGTTTATTCTTCGGCTAGCTTAGAGAAATAAGCCAAATCATCATCATCTTCGGCAATACCGGCATCCGCCATCACTGGCTTACGTGGCATTGCTTTAGCTTGTTCAACTGTAGTCTTAGCAACTACTGGTGAACCATCAAGGCCGAGAACCTTGTCTAGGCGAGCCTTCAACTCATCATAAGACTTAAAGTTTTCTGGCAACAGAAACTCTTTGAGTGAGTATTCTTTCTTCCAGATAGCTTCTAGCTTTGCATCGTCATTCAACAATGCAGATGGTGACTCAAATTCAGACTTATCATAGTTCTGATAACCCTCAACTTTACGAATCTTGAGTTTGAAGTTTGCACCTTCCCACATATCAAATGGGTTGAGTGGCTTTTCATCTTCGAAAGCAGGATTCATCGCTTCGTTAATCTTATCAAAGATTTTCTTACCAAACTTGTACAGAAACACTTTACCTTGATTCTGAGGATTCTTAGAATCTTCAACAACGTAGATATTTGCAATGTAAGACAGACGGCGCTTTTGTTTACGTGCAACTTCCTTGTTTGCTTCGATGCCAGAGTTCCACAACTGAGAGTTGTATTCAGAAACTGGATCTTTTTGATTCAAGGTTGTAAGAGAGTTTTCAATGTACCAGCCACCAGGACCCTGGAAACCGTGATTGAATACTTTTACCCACGGGAGTGCATCATCACCATCAACCGATGGCTGAGGCAAGAAACGAATAACTGCATAACCATTGCCGACTTTATCGACTTCTGGTTTCCAGAAATTGTCATCTTTGGTGGGAGTTTCGGCTGAATTGAGTTTTTCAATAGCCTTGGCGAGTTTGTCTAGGTTACTAGAACTGCTCTTGAGATTTGCGAATGAAGACATAGTATTTTCCTTGTATGACGTTGTATTAAATGTATTTCGAATTATCCACATATTTCATAATGTATGAATTATATAGGCACACTCAAAGATACATCTTGAGGATTGCGATGGTAGATTTGGCATCTGTGTGAAGAATACCAATACCGCCGGCTTTGTTCCAATCATCAATAACAGATTGAGTGTCATCGATGATTATGGAATTGGGTGTGGCGTACTTGTATTTCAGTGATTTACCTGGAACAAGGTTTGCCTTATAGTGAATGTTGTGCTTGAGCAACCACATTTGTTTTTGTGGTGCAATCATTCCGTGATTTTCAGGTCGTGCAGTTGACGAAAGAATTTCTTTGTGTACATCCAACTCATGCAAAAACTGCAACAGTTCTTCCGCATCTGACATCAAATCAAGTGTGCTGAATTCTGCATCATCAATGAACTTTTTAAAGTAACCATTGAATTCTTTATTGCTCCGTGTTTCCTCTGGTGTTACACGGAACTTTTCCTTGTAACGTTTCGAGAAATCGGCAATGACGCCATCCATATCAATGTATATTGTATCAATCATGTTGTGATCAGATTTAAGTTTTTCTTGAGTGTATCAAGCATTTTAGGCTTATCAAAATTTAGAAATGGTTTATACTTCTCACAACTCTTTACGAATTCTGGAAAGATAATGTCATCTTCAATTTTTTTCACCCACATCGGCAAAAAGTTTAACAACTCATTTAAGATAATTAAAGTCTCTTTAGTGGTGTTTCCTTGCATATAAAGATTATACAACAAGGGGTACTGCCCGTCAACCACTTTCAGTAATTCTTCCGGATTATTTACCGAATCAAACAGCCTGTGGAGGTCCTGTTCGAACACATAGGAAAGAGATTGTTGAGTTTTTTGCCACACCTTGTACTCAGATTCGGCATCCTCGGACAGGAGGTCACCCACCCATATCTTCGGATTCACTAGCATATTGGAGACAAAGAAACCAAAGAGTTCATCACGCTTGTATTTTCGGGATAGTTTATAGAATTGAAACTTATCCTTACGGAGCATGAATTGTTCTTTGGTTACATTTGTCTTACCAGAATACTTCACATAATCATATTTTGAAGTGAAATGTAGTTTCAATGCATGAAACAACGCATATGCTTCAAACCCACCGGCTTCATTCATATGAACAACTTATTCACTTTCTTAATCATATTTGCGGCTTGTGCTTCATCAGAAATTTTAGATTTCAGCGGTGTAGTAAGGAGTGTTGCCGCAATCTCCACTTCAAATCCGGTCTCCTGACAATGAAGTAGTACCGCATCCATATAGCCAATTCTCTTAATCTTTACGATTTCTTCGATGATGGCCGAGAAATTCCGTTGCTCCTCTTTCGTAGCCATTATTTTTTGCCCATTGAATACGCAATACAAACTGCATTTGTATTTGTTTCATATGCACATTTCACTGAAATCGGATCAATTCCTTTTTGAATAGCCGATTCAATGTTCTTTGCCATGTTGTTTCGATCATTGATATTGTAAATTGTAAAAGCGGCAATAGAAGAACATATCGCTACTGTGATACAAATGATTACTGTGATAACTTCTTTATTCATCTTAGATGATTCCTTTGTTTCTGTCAATTTTGTCTTTGTTGCTTCTGTAAAAGATGTGTCTTCCAATTTGCTCTATCCTTTTTAAATTCCATTGAGGATTCACGTAGTCTGCATGGTAATATGTTGCACCATTTGTAACGTCTTCATAACGTTCAAAATTGACAACCATATTGACAGCTAACTGTTGAATCTCATTATACAATGAAGTGCTTCTAATTGTCAAGCGATTATTGGTATGTTTGCTTTCACAATACCAAGAGAACTGACAAACACTACCGGTTTTTTGATAAACTACTCCGCAAATATCATCAGCATAGTTGCCAGACATGACTCTATTGAAGGTGACAAAAGCAACAGCTTTCTTACCTTTGAGAGGTTCATGTGCGGCTTCGAAATAAATATTGTCGGCAAGGCATGTTATTTGTTTTTGTGTTTCTCTGTCTAGAGAACTAAAACTGGCCTTGAATGGTAAATTGTATAAGTTTATATTTACCATTGACAACGTTATAATGACTGCGGAAAATAGTATGCTTAAAAGTATTGGTTTACTTTGCATTATTTCCTTTCGTTGTGGTGGTTGGTTATTCTGTTACGAGGAAACCAACCGAAACCCTGCAAATGCGTTCTTGAAAGTTCGCATTTGCTAAATACATTATATCTTGGAGGATTATAATGCAATACTTTTTATACGTCTGGTTCGACAAAAGCCGAAAAATGTTCTATGTTGGTGTGCATGAGGGTGACATAGCAGATAGTTATGTGTCTTCATCACGCTGGTTTAACGGAGAACATCAATATAGACCCAACGACTTCAAACGTAAAATAATCAAAACCTTTAATGATAGGAAGTCTGCTATAAAAGAGGAAGCTAGATTTCTTCGCATGATTAAAGAATCTGAATTCGGTAAAAAATACTACAATCTAAAAAATGGTCGTCCTTCCGGTTCATCACCTTGGAATAAGGGCAAAAAGAACATTTACTCAAAAGAAACTTTGCAGAAAATGTCCAAGGCCAAAGTGGGTAAATCATCAAACAATCAATATACCAAAAAGACAGTTTAATTCTGTTACGAGGATAAACTGTCAAAAACCCTAGATGGCTATCAAGCAGCCATCAAAAAGCGACTTTCGTTTGCTTTTACTTTGATTTAGTTTTTACACCTACTCTGGTGAGTTGTCCACTTCTGTACTCTTGACCCAATCGATCCTGTGTCAGGCCCATCATAAAGATTTTATTTTGGAAACGATATCATAAACTTTAGAGTATATTTCGGTTATATCATCTAACTGATTTTCAGTTACTGATTTATTCTGTTCTAGTTGAACTAGATCCTTGGCCAAGTTTTCTTGTAACTCTTTTAGTTTATCTGTATCATCCACATAAAATCCTTGTGGTGGACCTGGCGGGCACTGCCCCCGCGTCTTGAATCCGTTTCTAGTTGCTTCATACAACCATAACCTTTATTATAAAGGTTCTTTATTTAGTTGTCAAGAGTTTTTATGGTAAAAATCAATATGTTCCACTAATGTTCCGATGTGGTCATCAGTTTTCTCAATAAAAATGAGTGGACTTTCATTTTCCACAGCCATAACAATCACAATCTGGTCAATGGAGACACCAACATGTTCCTCATACATTCCAGAATATGCAGTACATTGTGCAAAATAATCTTGAATGTCTTCCGATTTCTTAATCTTTTTCGATGTTTTAAAGTCAATAACCGATAGAACACCATCCCATTCAGCAATCAGGTCAACACGACCAGCCAGACCGATGCGTTCAGACCAGAGTGCTTGTTCTATGTAATGTATATTATTGATTTTTTGTATGTGTGGAATCAGTGTGCGAAACATCTCCACAGCATCAGGCATTTCACGAACCCAATCAATCTTTTCATTCTTTAGATACCGTTCTGCAAGATCATGCACACGATTTCCACGACCGGTGGCAAGTTTTGAAATTCGGTTGGCTTCTACTTCACCAACACGATTCCGCCATTCCATGATGGCTTGCTTTTTCATTGCACCAACAACGGTCGTGACCGATGGTAAACGCTTACCGCTCGGAGAGGTGTAATAACGTTTACCGTCAGAGTGTGTTTCCGATTTTAGGTCAGGAAGGACCATTGGTGGGCAATGTGTAAACATATTATTCTAATTCAACCTCAATCTGTTTGAAACGTTTCTCTTGTATCGTTTCTTCTTTCCAAATTTTGCGTGGATTTCCACACATGATACAACCAGGTCGACCACAGTCTAATGCATGGTGTTTCGCCAGCTTGTGTGGCTCTTTCACTTCAATACCATGAGACTTTGCAATCTTCACCTGTTTTTTTATTGCCGTTTCATCAGCATGAATGCGTTTGCTGTGTTTGATTTTATCATGTTCGGTACTCATTCTGCATCCTCATATTTAAGTTTGGCAATAATGTAATCTTTAACGAGAGAACTACGGACGATATCATCAACAGTAAATTCAATCTTTGTAAATGCTTTCATGTGATATGCAACATCAAAGAATTTGAGAATACCAGATACATCATTCTTCTTCTTGTTTAAGTCTGTTTGGCGGTAATCACCACACCAAATAATCTTTGAACGGTAACCAACACGTGTCATTACAGTATCAATTTCCTCGAATGTCATGTTCTGCATTTCATCCACAATAATGATAGCGTCATCGAATGACATACCACGAATGAATGATGTAGAAATAAATTCAATATGACCTTGTTCTTCTAACCTATCCCATGCATCTTTGCGACCAAACAATGTGTCACAGATTTGACGATATGGTTGTTGATAGATTTCCATCTTCTCATTTACATCACCAGGTAAATGTCCGATCTCTCGGCTTTGAACCGCAGAACGTACTACAATGATCTTATCAAATGGATTTGATTTGTCCATCACTTCTTCGATTGCTTTGTATAGCGCACAGAATGTTTTACCTGTACCTGCTACACCATGAAGTGCTACAAAATAGTCTCCACGTTTGTATGCATCGAAA